ATGCGCCCCCAACAGGCCGCGCAGGTGCGCCAGATCCTGACGGAGTACGCCTGCCAGCAGGAGAGCGAAGAGCTGACCAGCGAACAAGCGCGCAAGGCGCGCTTTCACACCACCGCCATCGATCCGAAGAAGGGCAGCGCCACCGGCTACATCGCGAAATATATCGCCAAAAACATCGACGGCTACGCGCTCGACGGCGAGCGGGACAGCGAGAGCGGCGAGCCGCTGCGCGACTGCGCCGCCGCGGTTTCCGCCTGGGCGGGTCGCTGGCATATCCGTCAGTTTCAGTTTGTCGGCGGCGCGCCGGTGACCGTCTGGCGCGAGCTGCGCCGTCTCACCGACGGCGAGGGGCTGCGCAAAATGAGCGACGAGCTGGCCGAAGCGCGCGCGGCGGCGGACAGCGGCGACTGGGCCGCTTACGTCAACGCCCAGGGCGGCCCGTTCGTGCGGCGCGATGCGCTGGCGGTGCGCGTCTGGTATCAACAGGCCGAAGAGCGCAACAGCTGGGGCGAAGAGATCACACGCATTAAAGGTGTCTACCTCAGCGCTGCGGGCGACGAGAAACCGCTGCTGACCCGGCTGGTGAACTGGAAGCTGGTGCCGAAGCGTAAAGCGGAGGCTGACAATCTCGAGCAGGACGCATCAGCTTGGAGTTCTGTCATTAACTGTACGCGGATATCGCGCCCGCCAGGCGTATTAGCGCGGTTAAATCATTGGCCTGATCCGGCAGTGAAAAAAAGGGCGAAACCGGCTGGCGATGGCGCTTTATACAGCCAAAATACGCCGCCCTGACGCGCTTTTTCCGCCTTTTTTACTAATTTGGCTTAGGGGTTATCACGCCAAAAAAGTTTCTATATCAATAGCCTAAAGGCAGGTCGTTCAGATCTTAATTTTCTTTATATCAGATTGCATGCTGTGCTACTGTATAGATATACAGTTATAAAATGGGGGAGGGAAAGTGGATACTGATTTACAAGAACAGGTAATGCTTGAGCGCGTCGAGCTCATTGCACGTCTGACCACTGAAGGAGTTTGCAGGGAACGCGACCGGGAAGTGGCCCTCGCTTTGATCGCCGAGATTGCCGGCGACATGATGATAAAAAACAAGGAATTTGCCGTTTCGTTCTCCGCGATACCCACCAATAAATAACAATGCAGGTATAGCGATGAGAGGCGATGGCTCGACGCATAATAAGCGGCAGATCCCACACTTTTCCTTTGACGCTCGCGCCGTCTGACGACGGCTGAACGGAAGCAATAACGGCACCCTCGGGTGCCGTTTTTTTTGCGCCGCGATCTGGCTGTTTGCCCATATCCCAGCGGGCGGGCCGGCGTTGAGCCGTCGCCCCGCAGCGAGGAGACTGGCTATGCCGGATAGCGCGCAAGCGCTGCCGCACTTAACGGCCCGAACCCGGGTCTGCCGACACCACCTCCAGCGGGGAACAACAACAGTGACGCACCATTTTAGCGTGCCCGTCCGCGGGTCCGATGGGGAGCTATCGCCATGAATATCTACGCGCTCCAGGGCGATACGGTCGATGAGATCTGCTATCGCTACTACGGCCGCACGCAGCAGGCGGTCGAGCAGGTTTACGCCGCCAATCCTGGCCTCGCCGAGCGCGGCGCCGTCCTGCCGCACGGCTGTGCGCTGACGCTGCCCGAACTGCCAGACGCGGCCACCGGCGAAACCGTCAATCTGTGGGACTGAAGATGGAGAAAACCAGCTCGCTGATTAACTACCTGGTCAGCCTGTTTCTGATGTGGCTCGGCCGCCACACCATTCAGGATATCGCTTTTCTGGTCGGCTCCGGCGTGGCGATCATTACCCTGATCGTCAACGTAGCGACCTTTTTCATCAACTGGCACTACCGCCGCAAAACCTATGAGCTTCAGCGCCGGCGCGCAGGGAGGCTGTCGTGAGCCAGACCGCGAAGCGCTGCGCCGTGGTCGCCGTGCTGGCGATCGCCGCGCTGCTGCCGCATTTTCAGACCCTGAAAATCTCCTCCGGCGGTTTGCAGCTGCTGGCCGACGCGGAGGGCTGCCGCACTTCGCCCTATCAGTGCAGCGCCGGCGTCTGGACCAACGGCATCGGCCATACCGCAGGGGTGACGCCGCAGAGCGCTGTCAGCGAGCGCCAGGCGGCGGTCAATCTGGTCGACGACCTGATACGTGTCGAACGCCAGCTCTCTCTCTGCGTGCCGGTGGCGATGCCGCAGCCGGTCTGGGACGCGCTGGCGAGCTTCGCCTTCAACGTCGGCGCCGGCGCCGCCTGCCGCTCGACCCTGGCCAGCTATCTCAATCAGCAGCGCTGGCGCGCGGCGTGCGACCAGCTGCCGCGCTGGATCTACGTCAACGGCGTGAAAAGCGCCGGGCTGACGCAGCGGCGCGAGCGGGAGCGCGCCTGGTGCCTGCGAGGCGTCCCATGATGCGCCTGTGTCTTGCGCTGCTGGCGGCGCTGCTGCTGGCGCTCGCCTTCACCGGCTGGCGCGGCGCGCAGGTCGGTGCGCAGTTACGCGAGGCGCAGCGCGCCAGCGCCGCGCTCTCCGCCGATCTCGCCAGCCGCGATCGGACCATCGCCCGCCTCAATCAGGAGGCGCAGGCGAACAGCAAACGCGAGGCGGCGCTGCGTCAGCAGCAGAGTCAGGCCAGTCGTCTCGCCCTTAACCGCGAAGTGCAAATAGCGAGGGAAACCGATGCAAACCAGGCGTTACGCGAGTGGTCTGCTGCCGCTCTGCCTGACGATCTTATCGGGCTGCACAGCCGTCCCGCCTTCGACAACGCCCACGATTATCTGGGCTGGCTGTCCGCGCGTGAACAGCTGTCCAGTGCCGGGCAACAGCCTGCAGACGCAGGGCGATCTGGCGGCAGATAACCGTCAGCTAGAGGCTGCGCTCGCGTCTTGCGGGCTGCAGATTGAAACCATTAAAGCGTGTCAGGAGCAACAGGATGCAGAAACCTCAACAGCTACGCGCGGCGCTGAGCCGCAGCGTGCCGCTGCTACAGCAAAACCCGGAGCGGCTGATCATGGCGATCGCCGCCGGAACGGTGGTGGCGACCAGCGCGCCGTCGCTCTCCTTTGAGTATCGCTACCGGCTGGAATTAACCCTCGTCGACCTGCAGCAGGATATCGAGGCCGTTATCGTGCCGCTGCTCGCCTGGCTGCGGGATAACCAGCCGGAGATGATGGGCAACGCCGAGAAGCGACGCAGCGATTTTACCTTCGCCGTCGACGCCGCCGGCGCGCTCCGCATCGGCCTGCAGCTGACCGAGCGCGTGCTGGTCACGCAGCAGGATAGCGCGCTGCAGGTCACCTTTCCCGGCGAGCCGACGCCGCCCGCTAATGACGACGCGCCGCTGCAGCTCTGGGTGCACGGCGCGCTGGTCAGCGAGTGGCAGCGCTAAAGCTGTTCTGTCATCTCTCAGCGGTCGGCGTCGCGTTGCTGGCCGCATGCACCGGAGGTAACACTAGCGACATGAACGAACATATCAGCGAAATCCTGCGCCTGCTGCGCAACCTTATCCGCATCGGCACCGTCTCGGCGGTGGATCCGCAAAGCGGGCGCTGCCGCGTACGCAGCGGCGACAATGAAACCGGCTGGCTGCCGTGGCTCAGCGCCCGCGCCGGACGCTCTCGCGCCTGGAGCGCGCCGTCAATCGGCGAGCAGGTGCTGGTGCTGAGCCTGGGCGGCGAGCTGAATACCGGCTTTATCCTGCCGGGTATTTTCTCCGACAGCCATCCTGCGCCTTCCGCCTCGGCTGATGCGCTGCACTGGGCGTTTCCCGACGGCGCGGTTATCGAGTATGAGCCGCAGAACGGCGCGCTCAGGGCGAGCGGCATTCAGACCGCTCGCCTGCAGGCGGCGACCAGCATCCTGCTCGACGCGCCGCTGGTGGAGTGCAGCGCAAAGCTGAAAACCGCCACGCTGGAGGTGACCGGCGGCGGCACGCTGCAGGGCAACGTGACCCACAGCGGCGGCAGCCTGAGCTCTAACGGCATCGTGGTGGACGCCCATCAGCATGGCGGCGTGAAGTCGGGCGGCGATCTTTCTGGAGGACCGCAGTGATGGCCGAAAGATATATCGGTATGAGCCGCGACAGCGGCGCGGCGCTGGCGGAGCTGGAGCATATCCGCCAGTCGGTGCGCGATATTTTGACCACGCCGCTCGGCTCCAGAGTCATGCGTCGCCGCTACGGCTCGCTGCTCTCGGCGCTGATCGACCAGCCGCAAAACCCGGCGCTGCGCCTGCAGATCATGTCCGCCTGCTATATGGCGCTGTTGCAGTGGGAGCCGCGCATTCAGCTGAGCGCTATCAGCTATGAGGCGTCGTATGACGGCGGCATGACGGTAGAGCTTACCGGCAGCCGCAGCGATACGGCGCAAGCATTTTCCCTGACCATTCCCGTGAGCTGAACCTATGGCAACCATTGACCTGAGCCAGCTGCCTGCGCCCGACGTGGTGGAGGCGCTGGATTATGAAACCCTGCTGGCCGAGCGTAAGGCGACGCTGATTTCCCTCTATCCGGCCGAGCAGCAGCCGGCGATAACCCGCACGCTGGCGCTGGAGTCGGAGCCGCTGGTGAAGCTGCTGCAGGAGAACGCCTATCGCGAGCTGATCCTGCGCCAGCGCATCAACGAGGCGGCGAAAGCCAATATGGTCGCCTGGGCGACCGGCGCCGATCTCGACCAGCTGGGCGCCAACAACGGCGTGACCCGACTGACGCTTAGAGCGGCGGACAACAGCACGCTGCCGCCGACCGCGGCGGTGATGGAGAGCGACGACAACTTCCGTATGCGCATCGCCGCCGCGTTCGAAGGGCTGAGCGTGGCGGGGCCGAGCGGCGCCTACGAGTATCACGCCAAAAGCGCCGATGGACGCATAGCGGACGTTTCCGCCACCAGTCCGGCGCCGGCGGAG